CGATGACACTGGTGCCCTCTTCGTATGCCTTGGTAGCAGTGCGCTGCGCCTCGGTCACCTGGTCGATGTGACCGGCCAACGTAGCCAGCACGCCCACGGCCCGGGTGCCGTCCATCTTCAGTTCGTCGAACTTCCCGGCCAGCACGCTCATGTCGCCCAGCGAGTTCACGTGCTGCAGCCACTCGATGAGCGCCTGGTTCATGTCTGTCTTTACAAGTTGGGCGAAGTTCTTTACCTCCATTCCCGCCATTTTTGCGAAGCGAGCCGGGTCTTGGTACATCTTTGTGATGAGCTGGGACATGACGGTGCTGCTGGTGGCCATTTCCTGATTGTTCTGGTCGAGGGCAGCGGCAAAGCCCATAATCTGTGCCTGGCTCATGTGGGCCTGCTGGCCCACGCCGGAAAGTTTGGAGGTGAATTCAATGATGGGCTGCGCCTGTGCCGGGCTGCTCTGCACCAGTTCGTTCAGTGCCGAACCTGTGGCCAGCATGGCTCCGCGCAGTCCCTTCGACTTGTCCTCTCCGAAGGCAATGGCCAGTTTGCCGATGGAGTCCACCGCTCCTTCGCCCAGGTCATCGCCCAGGGCCACGCGGATTTTGTCAGCACCATCGACGAACTCTTCCACCATCTTCGTCTCTGTAATACCCAGGCGCCCGGCTGCTCCGGCAAGTTGGTTCAGTTCTTCGCGGGCCGTGCGGGTGTCCATCTGCTTGAAGTCCTCGTTCATGCGCTCCACTTCCTCGGCTGTCTGCCCGGTGTACTTTCGGACGTTGGCCATCTCCTGCTCCATGTCGGAGTATGCAGAAACGGCTTTGCGGATGGTCATAGACAGCCCAGTGATACTGCCGATAATCATGGTAACAGCACCCCAGCTATCATTGAGAAACTTGGTGAACTTACCCCATATGGACTGCTGGGCTGCCGTTTCAAGTTGTATGGCGCGGAGTTCTGTTTTAGCCTCCCGAAGCGCAGCCGTGAGTTCGTTCCATGTCTGGCTGCCGCGTTGTACGCTGCCGTCGTTGAGGAGCTGGTTGATGGCTTTGATAGTATCTCTCAGTTCCTTCGGTCCGGCTGCGGACATGTTGGCGATAGTGTCGTTGATTTTTTTGAGACTGCCCCTCATGAGATCGAGTTGCTTGTTATCTTTCTCGATTTCCTTCCCCAACTTATTCCACGACTTCAAATTGCCAGTCTTGAGAGCCTCTTCACGTTTCTTCTTCAGGTTTTCGATTTTATTCTCAAGCTTGCTGATTTCTTTCTGCGCCTGTTCGGAATTCAGTTGTATGACAGTTGTGTATTTTTCAGTATTTGCCATAAAAAAAATACCTTTACATGATTACTCATGCAAAGATATACATTGGTAAATAGTACTAAAAATACAGGATTAAGAGGCCTCCCTCTCTCAGACATAGTATGCAGAAGGTCTCGAGGAACATGGTATCTTCTTCTTCTCTTTGCAAATTTACAAACAAATTATGAAACAACCAGGGGGATTCCCCTAATTTTAATAGGAGAATCCCCCTGGTTTAATTAGAGTGCGCAGACTACTGCCCCTGCACCCAGCGTTTGGCAGTAGCGACGGCCTGCTGGCACCAGTCGTTGTAGTCCTCGTACTCCTGTCCGGCTTCAGAATAGTCGCCGTTGATGGCATGCCGCTGGATGGCCAGCTCCTGGCTGACGGAGTACCGGCTGCGGATGATGGCGTTAGCCACTTCGCCGTAGTTGTTTAGGTCGGTGCAGGGCATGATGGTGCCGCCGTCCGTCTCTGTGCCGGTATAGGCGTAGGCCGTAGGCCACACCACGGGCTCGGCATTCTCTTCTGTGCCGTTGTCGGGCACGACATAGTTCTCTACCACCTCCTCATTGAGGTAGCCGATGATGTGATGGTCGTCGTACTTCAGGAAAGTGCGAGGCTCTTGATAGACAGTTCTGTTCATAGCATGTATTGTTTAAGTGAATTTAGTGTATTCCTTACCGTCTTTGCCTCTGACCAGTTGAATGATAGTAGGCACTGGAAGATCTTCCCGGGTGAAGTCGTTCATGGCCTGGTCGATCATTATCTTCGAGCCTGTGAAAGTGTAGAACTCTGCATCCTGCGACGTTGGTTTTCCCTGTTCGTCGCGTTTCTTCTCGAACTGATAGGTTTCCTGTTCCTCCCCTTTGAAGTCTATTGTTACGAAGGTCTGTATGATTTTTTTGAAGCGGAGAGCCAGGACCCTGCCAGGCACCTGTTTGGGAATGTCCTGGACCTGACCTTCGGAATTAGACATACTCACCGAGACCACCTGCTTCTCAATCTTCGAATTCTGGATGACGTAGTCTTCTAGGAATACCTTTATAGGAGGATTACCCCCCCCCGTTAACATTTTTTCACATTTCGTAACAATCGAAGAGAAGGGAACTTTCTGCTCAGGACTCATGCCCTGGAAGGGTGGTCTTACTCGTCTTTTCTTGATAATCTTTCCCAATGATTTTTCCATACCTAATGATTTTAAGAGGTTAATACAATCAGCATGTTTCACGAACCCAAACCTCGACGCCAGCTTCACCCTTATCTGTTCCTCGTCGAATCCCAGCTTCTGCAATCGTCTCACCCTCTTGGCCAGTTCCTTCTTATTGTGCTTGCCCGCTTCCACGTGTGTGGGGTAGAACACATATCCAGCAATCCGGATTCCAGTCCAGCAAGGCCGGACGTTGAAGTCGGTATTGACAGTGATGTGCCAGTCCCTCGACAGGTGCATAATGGCAAGCTCGAGAAGAATGTGGAGAACCGTTTTGTCCGGATTGATAATCAGGATATTATCCACGAAGCGATAATATTTGATAGGCTCATCAAGGTACCACTGGAACTTCATTGCCAGGTAACTGGGCCCTCGCGAAAGTTCCCTGGCATCCTCTTCCGTCCGTGCCGTTAGGATGCGGTCCGTTACGTAGCGCTGTGTCCAGTAGGCAAGTTTGTCCGGGTCATCGGCGATGTCGAAGAAACGCAGCAGCAGTCGGTCGAAGTCGGCCAGGTAAATCTGTCCGAACAGTTGAGCCACCTTGATGCCGAGCGGTACGCCCATAGGGTAGCTGTCTACGACCTTGAAGAGGAAGCGTAGCAGTTTTCCCGGCTTGACGACACGTTGCAGTTTCTCCTTCAGGATAGCATGATCCATGAGGGGGAAATAGTGGTGTGCGTCGAGTGGTACGTAGTACGCCATCTCATCTTGAGTACTCCGGAAGAAATCATTCCTGAGGAAGCGCATAAGGCCATGCGTGCCCATGCCGGGTTTGACGGCAGGAGCTCTCCACGTAGAGTAGTCATACAACGACTTCTCGTACGGCAGGATTGATGCGCTCTCTACGACATGGTCCTCGATGGGAGCCTTGGCCAGTTTCCGCTGTTTCCTCTCGAAGATGATCTTCTCCTTATAGCCTTTCGGCTGCCAAGACTCATCTTGAATCATCCTCACCACCTCCTCGAGGTTGTGCTGGAGATTCTCATCGAATGCCTTGACGTAGTCGCGCGAATGTTTCTGTCTGGAGTAATTGTCGTAAGCCTCCTGGGCGTTTTCCAACGATTCATTCTCCTTTCTATCGCGTATCCTACGCATAAAGGTTGGGTCTTTTGATTCAGAAAAGGGGTCTCGGAGTGGGTCTTAGTGTGGGTCTGTTGTCCGGGTTGGAGGAGTTCCTCGTGTCCGGAACTGGATATGGTGGGAGTCTGCGAAAACCTCCCGACAGGTATGCCGCTCGCCCTGATGGGCTACGAGGCTCGCTGTCATCTCAGCTATTTTCGACCATTGGGTCAGGCTCACTCCCTTATTTTTAGGTTTCGTTGAGGAACGCGCCGTAGTTCGCATTGGCATTAGAGGGGGCATTGTTACCATTGAGGTACGCCGAGCCCGCATTGTCACCATTGTTCGCATTGCCCAGCAATTGAGCGCCACGGAGACCGCGTTTAGGAGTTCTACCTACTTTCAGTAAGAAAAGCGGGAGCAAAGTTACGCTTTTTCTATCATTTCAACAAGTCAAAGAACGAATTTTAGTTATATTTCTCCAAAAATTTTTCTTATCGACCGGCTACGCCGGTAGCGACCGCCCTGCGGGCGGGGGCGCTTCGCGCCGGTGTGCTTTGCGCTCCGCGCTTCCTGCGCCCCCTTAGTGCAGTTAGTTATCCGTGCCCCATATTGGTTGCGTTGTGAACGCCTCTGCGTATTCGCAGAGGAACGCGCCGCAGCCCGCATAGGCAAAAGAGGGGGCATAGTGACCAGAGAGGTACGCCGAGCCCGCATAGTCACCATAGTTCGCATTGCCCAGCAAACGAGCGCCACGGAGACCGCTATCGGCGGCGGTGTTGTAATATCCGTCGCACCAGTATGTGCTGCTTGAACCTCCAACCTCTTTCGGGAAGAAAGCGAGATTCTTCAGCGTCATCGTCTTCGGGTACAACCATCCTGCAGAAGCCGCTGTCGGTCCAGTTGCGATCTTGACCAGGTTGGCGACGCTGGACAGGCTCATGCTGGAGCCGTCGATGGAGTTCGAGATGAACAGCGACTGCGATTTGTCGGCGTTGCACTGCAGTAACATGTTCTCGCACATGTAAATTAGATACTTGTAGTCATTCTTCAGACCGAAGAACGATGGGATGTTGCCGATAGTCTTTGAAGCGCCGTTCTCCTGAATTGTCGTTGAGAGCAATCCGGTGAAGTCTCCTTGTGCAATGCCAACATTCAGTCCGATATAGGGGTAATAGTGGAAGTTCCCCTCCCAAGATGTGGGGAGGTCGATTCCTGCACCCGTTCCGCCCTGGCGCAGTCCGTTCGCGTCGAGAGTGTCATTGAAGGTCGCCTGAATGTTTCTGTTGCCGAAGATCAGGCGTTTTAGCATACCAGTTACGAAGACCATGACGCGTTCGTTGGCGAACCACAGCGTACCGTTCTTGCGTGCTGCAGTGCGGAACGCATCGATGGACAAGTTCGTTGCCGGTTTGCCAAGTTGCGAGTTGAACGCACTGTCCAGCGACGAGTCGTTATTGCCGCCACGGAACTGAGCCGTCGAATTCACGAAGCTCACGAGTTTCGAGTTCGTGCGGTCCATGGTGGCATATCCAGCGCATGAGCGGGAGCCCACGGGAATGTAGTAGTTCCACATGCCCTTGCGCGGTCCGCCGAGCGATATGGTCTCGTATTCGTACGTGTCGTCCTCGTAATACTGGTAGTAGAAAGGAACGTTCCAGCCCCAATGGTAGTGACCTGCAGCCCCTGTCAGGTCGGCCGCGTTGCCATTCTCCAGCAGGTTGTGGTTGCTGGCCGACAGCTTCTGTCTGGAGTGATCGTTCTGCACCAGGTAGCCACCCAGTCCCATCTCGTGTGCGAGAGACCGGCCGAGGTCGAGGTCCCCGACGGGTGCACCCACAGGTGTAGAGCTGGTTTTGGCCCATTTACGTCCGAACCATGGAACGCCGCCGCCTATCTTGGATGCGGGAATCATTCCGACTTTGTTTGCCAGGGGGTCGTAGCCGAGGACTAAGGGCTGAGCACTTTCGCCCATACCCTCAATGTCTTTCATTTTCACAAATTCCATAGTCTTGATATTTAAGAATAATTATAAAAATAGTTATTTATGGATAAGACCCAACCATTTCCAGATTCCATACTACCAATCCGTGTCCTGCCGATGTCCCCAGTATACATTGTAGACTTGCAATTTCACCTGACTGCAGCGAAGAGCTGTGTGAGGTCGAATTTGAAAGAGAACCGCAAAGAACCACTTCAAAGTCTTGGCTCATTTGGTCATTGGTTGTGGCTATAATCACTCGGTTTCCGA